TGGGGCCGATCCTGACCATGATGCGGCGCGGCGTGCAGATTGATGTCGAGCGGCGCGACCAACTCATTGCCAAGTTGGAGGTGGAGCGACAGAAGCTGGAAGGTTTCTTCGACCACATCTGCCTGTCGCTGTTCGATACGACGGTGAACTATAACTCGACGCCTCAACTTAAGGTTTTGTTCTATACCTTTCTGGGTATACCGGAGATTACTAAGTCGAAGAAGGGTGAAGTCAAGGTGGGTACAGATCGGGAAACGCTGGAGAAGATTAGCTCCACGTATCCGAGGGGTGCTGCCTTCGCTAACCTGATATTGGGGATACGCGACCTTGAGAAACAGATCGAGTTCCTTTCTAAGCGGCTGTCCCCGACGAACCGCTTTCATGCTTCGTTCAACATTGCAGGGACTGAAACCTTCCGCCTTTCGAGTTCGGAGCACCCGTTTAGAATCGGGTCTAATCTACAGAACATACCGAAGGAAGCACGTTCCTGCTTTGTGGCTGACCCAGGATACACTCTCTTTTATTCTGACCAGCAAGGGGCCGAAGCTCGCATCGTGGCCTACTTGTCGGGTGACGAAAACTACATTGCGGCGGTGGAAGGCGGCGACTCTCACACGATGGTTGCCTCGATGGTTTTTGGGTTTCCGCCCGACCGGGAGTTGGCGGAACGGGAATATTATCGGGGCTATTCATACCGCGATATCACCAAGAAGGGCGCGCACGGTTCTAATTACTATGGCAAGCCGTTCACCTTGGCGCAGCAGATGAAGGTTGAGACGGTGGTGGCCGAGCAGTTTCAGGCCCAATACTTCAAGCGGTTCCCCGGCATTAGTAACTGGCATGCTTGGGTGGCGAAACAGTTGCAGACCAAGGGCTATATGGTTACGCCCTTTGGGTTGAGGCGGACGTTCTGGGGCAGGCGGTGGGACGATGCTACGCTAAGGACGGCGATTGCGTTTGTGCCTCAGCATTGCGTGGGCGTGCTGATGAATGTGGGCATTTATAATTTGTGGGAGCGGTTCGAAGGTAAGCCGGACGGTGATGTGCAGATATTGCTGAACCTGCATGATGCGGTGCTAGGCCAGGTACGCACCGACAAGATGGATGAATTGCTGCCGCAGATATTAGAGTGCTTGCGGTTTCCCTTTCCGGTCGAAGATATTCACGGTAAGACACGCGAAGTTTTAATTCCATTTGATGTTGAGGTTGGTCATAATTGGAATAAGGAAGGGCCTACCAATCCCGGTGGCTTGAAGAAATGGCGACCTAAAAAAGAATGACCCATGACTATCTGAGTGACCGCGCAGCCAACTATAAGCTGATGTCTAACATTAGGAACTGGTGGCAGAAGCGCGGCTATCTGGTGAAGGTGTGGCTGGAGAAGGACAAAGACCCGACCAACGGCACCAACATCTTTGTTGTACGGACTAATATTGTACAGAAAGTATCGAGCGCCGAAAGTGGTTATGCGTTGAACTAGAGTATGTGACATGGGTAAGCCTGCCTACAGCGAGGCGCGCTATGCTGATTATGTTCCGGTCTTTCCTACGCAGCAACGAACGGCGGCGCAGAAGGCAGGCATTTCATTTGAGAAGGCAGTCATTAAGAAGCTGACCTTCCTGTACGGCGAAGTGAAGCCGGGGCCATGGCTGTACTACCGGACGCCTAAGAAGGCGGGGGTGTGCCAGCCGGACGCCCTGGTGGAACTGCCCGACAATAGGTTGTGTGTGGTGGAAGTGAAGCTATCGTGGATGCGGCCAGTCCGACAGAAGCTGCTGAACTTTTATGGGCCGATTGTCGAACTGATACATCCCGATAAGAAGATTTGCTACTTACAGGTTTACAAAAACGCGAAGCCCTCGGCTCATAAGAAACCAGTTTCTATTTATGAGTTGGAGCTTCTTGAACCCAACAAATATAAGGAATGCCAATGGCTAGGATTGTAGAACCGATCCGCTTCAAGCGGCTGACAGAATCGGCGCGCATCCCGGTGCGGTCCACGCCCGGTGCTGCCGCTTATGATTTGTTTGCTGATGGTCATGCCCGGCTTAATGCGTGGCACGGCAATGCCGTTGTGGGGACGGGGATTGCGGTGCAGTTGCCGCCCGGTCACGTGGGCATGGTGTGTTCGCGGAGCGGGCTGGCTGCTAAGAACCAGACCTTCGTGCTTAATGCGCCGGGTCTTATTGATGAAGATTATCGGGGCGAACTCAAGGTTATTCTTGCTCGCCTGACAGATAATGTTGTATGGCCTGACCTTGACGCGGACATTGTTATTGAGCCGGGCATGAGGATTGCCCAGCTAATGGTGATGCCAGTCATCCACTTTGAGTGGGCCGAAGTTGAAACCTTTGACGAAACAGAACGCGGGGCGGGCGGCCTCGGTTCAACCGGAGTTTGACCATGATGGTTACGAAGATTCTTTGTTCGATTGCGCTGCTGTCGGCGATGGCAACGGCGATCACGGCTCTCGTGGCGGAAGCTCGCCCGAAGTCTTTTGCTCCTGAAGTTAATCGCAAGCTGGATGCGGTGATTGCGGTCATGCTTATCATCTGTGTTCTTAGCCTGCCGATGGCGCTGCTCGCTGCGATTTGGGAATCGTGATGCAATACGAATTCGATTTCGATAAGGCTATGCGGGCCGACGCTCCGCTGCCTTCCACGCCCGATGCTAATCCGAAGAACCAGTATGGGGTGGCGAAGCCTTGCCTGTCGGCGGTTCCGCCGCTGGCGCTGTTCCAGATTGGCCGGGCCATGGAAATGGGCGCCGCCAAGTATGGGCTGATGAACTGGCGGCTGACGCAGGTGAAGGCCAGCGTTTATTACAATGCAGCCATGCGTCATCTGATGGCGTGGTGGGACGGAGAAGAATTCGATACCGAATCTAACCTGCCCCACCTAGCTTTGGCTGCCGCCAACCTGTGCATTCTGCTGGATGCGGGTAGTGCGGGGCGTGATGCCTTTCTGGAAGATGACCGTCCGGTCGCGGGCTTCCTTAATGAGTTCCTGACCGACCACACAAAGAAAGTTCCCTGATATGGCGACGAACAAGTTCACGCCTAAGACGGTGCTGCTGGTGCCGGACATTCATGCCACGCCCGGCGATGACTTGAAGCGCCTCGATGCCATGAATGATTGGGTACTGGATGAACGCAAGGCTAAGCTGGACAAGATCATTCTTATCGGGGACGTGTTTGATTTCGCGTCCCTGAGTTTGCACGATAACCATCAGCCGGAATGGTACGAGCGTTCGCTGGGGGCCGATGCTGAAATCGGGTTGGCTGCCCTGGATAAGATCATTGATCTGACTGATAGCGTTGGACTTAATCCTAGTAAGGACGTTCACTTTATTGAGGGTAATCACGAGGACCGTTACAACAAGTGGATGAAGTCAGACAATCGGCTACTGACTTCCCAGTTTCCTAAGACGGTGCGGGCCTTGGTTCAGGAGGAGCGGGCCTACCGCCTCAACTACCATGCGTTTCTGAAGCCGGTCCTGATTTATGGGACGGCCTTCCAGCACTACCATGTGAGCGGGGTTATGAACCGGCCCCATGCCGGGGAGCGGCCAGCCCTGTCGATGCTGCGCCAGCACCATATGAGTGTGGTTCAGGGGCATAAGCATACGCTGGACTTTGCCGAGCATACCCGGCCCGATGGCAGCAAGCTGTTTGCCTTTATTTGCGGGGCCTTCGTCAATCCTAAGACGGAGTTTGCCTATGCCGGGGCGGCCCGCAAGCTGTGGTGGAATGGCTTTCATTTGCTGCACTTCTATGCGCCCGGCCAGTTCGATGTAGAGTCTATCAGTCTTGAAAGAATTAGCTAAATATGCTATACTTGATGGATGGCAAAACGTCCGAAGTTTAACTTCAAAGCCGAGCATAAGAACCCGGAAGGGGGCCTGTCCGCAAAGGGGCGGGCCGCCTATAACCGGGCAACCGGCTCCAATCTTAAGGCGCCCCAGCCAGAAGGCGGGTCTAGGCGCGATAGCTTCTGCGCCCGGATGAAGGGCATGAAGAAGAAGCTGACTTCGGCCAAGACGGCCAATGATCCTAACTCCCGCATCAACAAAAGCCTACGGGCGTGGAAGTGCTGATATGCCATTGAAGTCAGGTAAGTCACAGAAGGTTATTTCTGAGAACATCCGTACCGAAATGAAGGCCGGGCGCCCGCAGAAGCAGGCCATTTCTATTGCCTTGTCCAAGGCTGGCAAATCCAAACAGAAAGGCAAGAAGTAATGGCATCGAACGAAGAAGATGCGGTAGGCGCCCGGATCGGCCGGTGGCTGCGTAGCAAGGCAGCAGAACCGCGCGAGGTTATTCCCGGCCGGGCTGCTACCCAGGCTCAGATGGGGCGGACAGCCCCTGAATTGTCGCCAGAAGCTGCTTCACCGTTCCCGCCTGCTGTTCCGCGCGTTCCTACTGTAGGCCAGACAATGGGGCAGCGGATTGCCAGCGGCAGGTGGAGTGCGCCGCGCGAAGCGGCTCGCAGTCAAGCGCCCGCTGAAGCAGCACCCAGCCCGACTTCCGCAGCAAGGGATGCGGCGGACAGGTCCATTGGCAGCGTGGAAGCCAAGGCACCCGCGCGGCCTATGCCGGCCAATATTGAGGTAGAAGCCAAGCGCCCGCGTCGCCCATCCCAGCCTCGTGAAGCTATGTCGGCTGATGATTTGAATGCAGCGGTACTGCGGCTTACTTCGGGTGGTGCGCCCCGCAATGATGTAGAGCGGACGCTGGCTACTCGGATGGGCCTTGCCTACAAGAAGGGCGGCGTCGTTAAGAAGGCGAAGGGCGGCCCGGTGAAGGCGGCGAAGCCGGTTAAGAAGGCAGCTGGCGGTCCGGTCACCCCGATGCCGAAGGGCAAGCCGAAGGCGAAGGCGCTTCCGCCTAAGACTCCGGTGTCTGGTTTTATGCGAAACTCAAAGCTGCTTATGAAGAAGGGCGGCGCTGTTAAGAAGGGAAAGAAGTAATGGGTGCGACTGGTAAGCTGATGAAGAAGGGCGGTCCCGCTTGGGAAGGCTCGGCTAAGGATACTGCGGAGGATCGAAAGCTGGCGAAGTCCCGTGGTATGAGCATGGCTCAATGGGAGCGCAGCGCGGCTGATAAGAAGCACGATGCACCCAAGGCCATGAAGAAGGGCGGCGTTGCCAAGTATGCCAAGGGCGGCGGCGTTGAGATCAAGGGCAAGACCAAGGGCAAGCTTACCTAATGGCTGACGCTGGGGAGTCTCGTTCCGATCTGAAAGATCGCCTTCAACGCTCCCGCCAACGCGTAAATAATTTGATGACGAACCCGGAAAGCGTTATCGCACGCGAAGCCGGGCGTCCTCAAACTCGGCGCAGCTTGCTAGGTTCTTCTGAAGTAGACCAGATTCGTGAAGAACGAGCAAGGCGTGGTCGTGCATATAACGATCAAGTAAATCGTGCTATTAACGATGAGTATCGTACTCAAAGTGGACTTGAGGAGCGGTTGTCAGCGCCCGGCGCAGAAATGCGTAAAGCCGGAATGAAGAAGGGTGGCGCCGTCAAGAAGATGGCGAAGGGCGGCAAAGTTTCTTCGGCCGGCAAACGGGCTGATGGGCTTGCTATCAAAGGTAAAACAAAAGGGAGACTGACCTAATGGCTAAGTGCAGCATGAAGAAGATGGCGGTGGGTGGCAAGGTTACTGCGCCTGCTCCGAAGGGCGAATCCTGTGCAATGCCGAAGGGCGGCCCGAGCCGGGCGGACGGTGCGGCGATTAGCGGCCGGACGAAGGGCAAGCTGACCTAATGGCGCAGAAGCCCCAGCGCCGGGCTACGCCGCCGCAGGCTGGCGATGAAGGGGACGGGCAGAACCTTCCCTTTCATGGCGGCCGGGCACCATGGGCGCCGCTTACTGAGGATGAGTTTCTGAGGACGCCTCGCAATCCGTTGCCAGGCACTCGTGATCTTAGACTGCGGGAAGGCGAGCCGCACGTTCCCAATACTCGGTTCGCGGCGAAGAAGGGCGGCAAGGTCGAACTGTACGACAAGCCGAAGCCGAAGGGCATGAAGTCTAAGACGATGACCCCGGCGCAGAAAGCCAAGGCAGCTAAGATTGCTAAGGCTTCCGGCGATAAGAAGGTTGGGCTTTATGCCCGCATCAACGCTATGAAGAAGACGAAGAAGTAGGTTCGTCCAGTACCTTGACGTAGAAGCGTTCGACCAGTACGTAGCCGGGGCGCTTCTCAAAGATTGGAGTTCGGCCATGATAGTACCGATCTCCCTGAATCATACGGGAAACGCCTTCTTCGCGCAAGGCGTTTTCTGCATAATCTAGCAGCGCCGTGCCCACGCCACGGCCCCGTTCTGAAAAGCGTGTCCCAATCAATTCGCAGTAGCCAAACTTCACGGTCTTGTGATGTGGGTGATTGACCAGCGTGTACATGGCGAAGCCAAGCATGCGACCTTCTTCGCGTGCCACATAAACTACGAACATGCCAAGATCGTAGGTTGTTTGGTAGTATTCCCAATTGTAATCGAGAGGGGGTCGATTAGACCCCGCCTCCGTTTTGGCAAAGAAGTCCCGGACTAGTTCCTCCATTTCGGCGGCCAGTTCGAGAGTGAAGGTTTCTTCCTGTACGGTAATCATCCGAAAGGATATTCCTTCGGGTTGGTGTAGTTGCGGATGGTTTGCTTCCAGATAATGGGGCCGGCGCCTTCGCCGTGGAAGTTGACGGATAGGTGGTTGTCGGCCATCCACTTATTCCATTGGCCGAGGTCTTGCATGGCAGCAATCAGTTCGCCCGTAGTAAGGAAGCCAACCTGCTCGTCGCCGATGTTGACCTTCATCAGCGGCTGCTTGATGCCGTCCTGCTTGGTATCTTCCGGGTAGAAGAAATCGTAGCCATAAAATTCAAGGCGGCGGAAGCCCATGATGAAGGCGACCATTGGCATACGGGTAGCGGAGCAGGTGCCGCCCCCAATAACGAGGCCGCTCTTGAATTCGGGCAGGTTAGCTTCGGCCGTGCCCCCAGTATGGGCGTGCCAACCAAAGATTTGAACGCCCTTCTGTTCAAGCAGGGTGCGGACGGAGGGATGGGTCATGGTTGCCATGAGGAACTTGTCGGCCCGGTCAGCATCCGCGAATAGGTCGGTGCGGATGATGCCGTGCGTGGACAGGCCATCGACCGGGCGCGGGTCCAAGATCACGGTGAAGTCGGGCCGGATGCCAGCCTTCTTGAGGATGGGGAAGGCATGCTTCACGGCGAAGACGACGGCGCCCTTCTGCTGCTTCTTCTTGATTTCCTTCAGGAAGTTAGGCAGCGTAGGCCCGGCACTTACGAGGAGGGCGGTCTTGCCGTGCGCCTGGTAGGTTTCCAACCAAGTCGGAATGGCGGCAGTATTGCTGGCAATATGCTGGAACTGTTCGGACTTGTCAACTGAGTCGATGGGCTTGACCTGGATTTGGGTCTTGAGTTCGGGCGGCTTGAAGCCTGGCAGCGTAAAGAAGCCCAGCGAAATGGTCTGGCTCAGACCAAGGTAGCCGTCGCCGCTGGTGTACAGGCGGCGCTGCACGTCCTTGGTTTCGTTGAAGACGCGGCGCGGACCTTCCGGCGCACCTTCTTCCTCGTTCGCAATGATGTCGTCGAAGACCACATAGGGAACGTGCTTCAGGTGGGTGTAGTCGGACAGCGTGGTTTCGTAGGAATGGCCGCCGTCAATGTAAGCAAAGGACGCTTTCTTTACATAGTCGCCGGACTTAGGAAAGGTTTCGAGCGTATTGCCCTTTACTAGGTGGAAGCTGAACTCAAGGCCCTTGCGGGACATCATGCGGCTGTAGTTGTCCAGCCGGTTATAGACGGTACGGTAGGAGGCGTGGGGCTTGGTGTGGCCTTCGTGGATGCGGTCGTTGCCGTCGTCGAAGGTATCGAAGCCGGTGTACAGGACGCGCGTAATGCCGGTAGCGAAGGCAGTTTCGGCCATCTGGATGGCGCGGCTACCGTTCCATGTGCCGACTTCAACTAGGTCGGCGCGGCCCGTTTGCTGGATGGAGTGTTGGAGTACGTCCATCAGAACGGAGTAGCGACCGGGTACGCCAAGGCCAGGATCGGCGATGGTGTCCTTGTTCGGGCCTTTGTAATGGATGAGGTAGGCACCGAGCGGCGATTGGTGGAAGGCATCCAGGCCGAGCGCACCTTCCGCAATGTTCTTGACGTTCAGGCCGTGGGCGCGGTGCAGGATTACGAGGCGGTCCAGTACGGCATTGTCGTGGGCCTTCTTGTAATGGAAGGCTTCGAAGGAATCGTACAGGCCCCAGTAATCGGCCAGGAGGGAGGCGCCCTCACGGGTGCGAAGGTTGAAGGCGAACCAAGAACCTTCAGATTCGCGCACTGATTTGCGGTACAGGTAGGTCAGGTCGAACTGGTCGTCGAACAGTTCTTCGAGGAGGGGCTTGTCAACGGGCTTGAAGGTTTCGGTGTCCGCGTCGATGAAGCCGATCCAGTCTAGGTCGGGCGTGACGGAATGGGCGAGGGCCACCGCCTTGAAGCAGTATTGGAGGGACGGGCCATCCTTGGCGTCGGCGCCCAGGTGGGACTTCAGCTTCTGGAAACTGGGCACATCTTCGAGGCGGCGGAAGGTGATGCCTTCACAGCTAGGAATATTTTCCCCGAGGTCGTGGTGCCAGATTTCCAGTTCAATGGAGGCGGGCCAATACTTCTTGAAGGAAGTAGCGAAGCGATCAGCATAGCGTTCCCAGGAGGACGGGCCAATCGTGGTGATAATTTTAGCTTTCATCGACATGTGTCCGGGATATGTTAATAGGAAGTACGGTAGGCGTTGGTGAGTTCGTCACGCCAGAACTTATCGAAGGGGGTAACTTCACGGTCGGTCATGCCGGAAACGGGCGGCCCGTAGGTGAAGTGGACTGCGTTGACCGGGCAGGTCTTGCCCCGCATTTCGGAGTCGATAGCCGCTTCGGTAGTCGGGCTGTAGTTGGGAACCCAATGCCAGGCTTCGGACAGGAAACCGATATCGGAATCGTCCAGCCACTTGAAGCCGTGGAGGAAGGAGCCGTCCGCGTAGTTCACCATTTCAAGGGTAGGCAGCTTGGGAGAGTTCAGGTTCCACAGCATGAGGGCGGACCACAGCTTGCGCTGATAGCGGGCCTGCGGCTGGTTATCCATCTTGACGGTGGTGGTAGGCTGGAAGTTGTGCGGGACAACCATGACAGTCTTGGAGGGATCGGCCTCCTTCAACAGCTTTTGAATGTCGTCCAGCCATAGCCAGTCGCAGTCGGTGAATAGCGCCCAGCCGTCGTGGCCTTCGTCGCGGGCTACGATGGGTGTGAGGAAGCGGGTATGGGAGAACTGCACGCTGAAGGGCTTGCCATCGCGTTCGTCGAGGTAGGTGCCATCTTCGCAGATGCGCCATGGTCGGTCGAACAATTGGCGGCGCCGCAAGTTCAGGTGTTCAAGATAGCCTACTTGAAGTGGCTTCGATGAGTAGGCGCGGGCCGACGCCTCGGTGACTGCGAGTGCCTCGGGTTCTCGGTGATCTACACCGATATAGTAGGTGAAGTTTGCCATTCACCTTTTATATTAGAAGCTAATAAGTTAGTCAACTATAATGTTAGCGGAAAGGGTTGGAGGTGGAGTCGGATCGACCGGACTGTCGTTGATACATTTCGTATTCTTGCATTGCGCGTTGCCTGACTGTACGCGGAATACCTTCCACAACATTTTGCTGGGAGGTGCGGCCGTAGAAATCTTGCATTGCGCGTTGTGTAATAGCTGGAATATTAAAGTTTATAATTTTGTCAAGATTGCCTGCTTCGGCGTGGGCCGCGTTCTTGCGAGCCTGCTCGACAAGCAAGTCCCGGGCCTTGTTAATTTCAGCCTGAGCTTCATCAGTCTTGCCTTGTTCGCGCAAACGCAAGCTGTTAGTGAAGTGACGGGCAGCCTCGTCATTAAGGCGCTGCGTGGCGCCAGCGTTCAGGCGTTCGAGTTCAGTGTGACGGGCATACCAATCTCGGGCATTGACAACGGCAGGCGCCGGGAAACCAATGGCTTGGCGCAGCGCAACCGGAGCAAGGGATTGAGTGTCAATGGCAGCGATTTGGGCGGGGGAAAGCAGGACGTTGCCCCGCTGGGACTTGATTTCCTGGGAGCCGAAGGCTTGGTCCAGGCCCCTGATGACGTTGCCGACGGCGCGGGGCATGAGGGTGGCAGCGGCGTTCCAGTAATCGTCCTGCTTAAGGTAGTTGTAGGTACGATAGGCTGCTTCCGGGAAGGTAGCCGCCGGACCCAGCAAGGTCATAACATTGGCGGTAGTCAGGTCGTTGAAGGGGATGGGGTCAATGGCAACGCGCCGAGAGAGTGAGGCCCACCCTTGAGCGTGGGGTATGCCTCGGGTAGCAGCTTCACCAACCCAGCCTCCGCCAAAGGCTTCGCGCGCAGCAGCATCAAAGTTGACGGTGGAGCCAAAGGCTTCCTTCATCAACAGTTCGAGGGCCTCCTTTAGCAATTCGGCGCCCGGCGCAGCCCAGATACCGCCCAGCGCCACCAGCGGCGCCATCATGGCGATTACGCCGACTGCTCCGGCTCGGGCCATTTGAGGGTCGCTTTCACGGATGCCGCGCAAACCAAGGCGAGCTTGGTTGACCATCAGTTCGGCGGCCTTCAGCGGGAAGGACATGAACTGCGTGGCAACTTCAGCGGCCGGGGTGAAACGCTGAATGAGGGCGCGATCCTCCTTGGAGGTAATGAAGTTAGCCTGGTTTGTCTTGGCTACCGCATAATCATAGGCAGAATTGTAAGTGGCGCTATCGTATTTACCGGCGCGTGTCAGAACGCCGGGGTCTTTTTGAGCAACCCGGAATGCGGCAATGAAGGTAACCGCGCGGTTGATCTGTTCGGATTGCTGTTGAAGGGAACCGACAATACGGGAAGCCTTGTTAAAATTGGCCGCCCACTTGGTGGCGTTTTCCACGCCCAAGGAACGCAGGCCAGAAGCTGTGACTTGGCCCCGGCTTTCATTGGTATAGAGTGGCTGAAGAACACCGATCTTCAAGGCTCGCTCATAGGCGGCTCGTTCGTTGGCGTTGTTAAGGTTCTTAGAGAGAACATCCACAACATTTTCCTGGCGGCGCAACGCTTCATTGAGGCTATTGCCTACTGCTTTATAAGCCGAAAGCGTGGTGCCAATAGAACCCACCCCAGAATCACGGATGAAGAGTGGCATGGTAACTTGGAAAGGTTGTAGCAGGTTGACCATGGCGGTGTCAACTGCCGCGCCCAGCAGCATGAAATATGTAGCGGTACGCAGGCCGCCGAAGGATTCGGTAGGAGTGGAGTAGTAGGCACGGTGGTTGCGGAAGAACTCTTTGTCGTTCTCAGTCAGCGGCTGGATCGCTTCGTTAAAAGCGTCCTGGGTAGCGCGCCTAGCAGCGACAGAAGCCACGCCCGCAAAGTAACGCGGCGCCATATCGAGGACATAAGAATCGCGGTTTAGGCCAGTAAGGGGTTCAAGGATGTCTTGATTGGGGCGGAAGATGCGGTCCATCTGCGCCTTGTCCAGATCAGATTGCAGCCGGTTCAGCAGGTTTTGCGCCTGCGTGGAGGAAGCGACGACCGGCAGTTCCATAAGCTGTGCCAGATATTCAGATACGGCATCCGCGTCGCGACGGATACGGCGAGCTTCTTCGTTGGCAGAAAACTTCTGGCCTTGCTCCATGACGTAGTGTTGCTTGGAGTTGGGAAACTCTGCCTTCAGTTGCTTGATAGCTGCCTGCATGGGGTCGGCGTTGCGCCGCATGCGTTGGGGCAGATTAAGAGGGTTGTACGCAATCATGCGAACCGGGGGGCCGACTCGTTCGCCCTTGTTGTTGACTTTGTAGGCAGCAACAAAGTGAGAGCCGTCGGCAATAACCGGCATGTAATACGGATTACGGAGCTTGTTCAGGCGTTGCAATTCAGCCCAACCCTTGGGAGAGACTGCCGACAGTTCACGGGCAGGAATTTCCCACAGGTGCTTGCCTTCATGCTTCTGCCAGAAGGCGTCTAGGCGCGCCCGTTCTACGGCCGTAGAAGCAGCGTTAGGCTTGAAGTACCGCAGGGTGTAGGCTTCGGCCAGCCAATCAAAGGCGCGCTGCCCGCCAGCAATAAGATTGTCTAGGGCCGTGCGCTCCGCTGCCGAAAAGCCGGTGGTGACGGGCGGCTTCTTGGTACGAGAGGCTTGACGCCAGGCTTCGGTAACTTTGATGCGGCTTTCCGCAGTCTTAAGGCGCGAGAACGCGACCGGAAAGTTTTCCAGTTCAATGTTCGCTTCGTTCTTGCGGTTCAAGACTTCTTGGCTTACGTTGGCAACAGGCCGAAGTTCAGCCTTCGTCGTCCCATATCCCATAATAGGCGAAGCAAAATACTTAAAAGGTCCAGCAACGAAGTCTTTGGTATAGTTCTTGACGACGGTGTTGGCCTTGGTCGGGGAAGCGGGGAGGGTAGGCGCCTGTGGATTTACAGGCCCCGGCGTTCCAGTTCCGCCGCCAGCTTGCTGGGTTCCACCCCGCTGTCCAGCATTTGAAGTGCCACCTGTAGCTGGGCTGCGTACTGGTTGCCCGGCTCCTGCATTTCCGCCGACTGCGCCGTTCCCAGCAGAAACCCTTTCATAGCTTGGCGCTGATGCGGACTCCCGGTTGTCGTCTGAAAAACGCTGTCCACTAGACCCGAGATTTTCATTGTAAGCTATCCTACGGTTCTCGTTGATAATGTCACTATAGTCGGCCGCAAGAGTTTCTGCAAACTCTTTTTCGAAGGCATTGAAGTCAAACTGCTTATCGGCCTTCAGCTTAAACAGAATGCGCTGCATCTCAGCGGGAAAGTCGGCATCATGGTTGCGGATTTTGTGGTGAGCCAGTTCATGGACCATGGTGCCCACGATGCCATAGCCGGCTTCCAGCGGATCAGCCGAGGCGGGTAGCGCAGGATTGATGAAAGAACCAGAGAACGGTACGCGAATGGAAACTCCGCGATAGTCCTTGTCATAAGACACGCCTACCGCTTCGTTCGCCATTTCTGGATAGTTCATAACCCGTGCCGTTTCGTCGCGCAGAACGCGGAAGGCTTCAGCCGCATAGGTAGTGAACTCGTCAAACTTTGCGCCAAACTTTTCGCGCATCAGTTGTGAGTAGGGCTGATCATTGACCGTAAGGTTGTCGTGGACCATGGCACGGTCAACGTCAATCAGGGCAGGATCAACCTTAAGGTCGGTTGCCTTGGGCACGCTTTTCATCAGTTCTTCACTGGTGAGAGCGGGCAGTTCCTTGCCACCAACTAGCAGCTTGCCGTTGTTCACGGTGATGGTAGAGCCGGGCTTCAAGGAGCCAAGCTGAGTATCCGCAACAGGAATGTTAGGCGTAATGTCGATAGACGCTGAAAGCTGGCCGGTGGCCGGATCGACATAAGCTATGCTGCCAAAACTGGTTGCCTGATTTTGAATATCTTGGTAAGCGTATATAGCATTGATATGCTTGAAGATGTTGTCAAAATCAGCTTTGCTTTGTGGGGAAAATTCCTGACGGTTAGGCGCAAACGGGTAGCCGGCTTCGTCTGCCTTGACGCGCGGTTCCACATCCACATAAAAAGTATAGGGGATTGGCTCGCTGAACATACGACCGGGATTCTTAGAGATTTTGCGGCTGAACTGCCACAGCCCGTTAGACAGGACGTGCAGATTATTGCCGTAAGTCTGGCCCGTGGTATTCCGGGAGACATAGACGCGAGCATTGCCCCAGTTAAACTTGACATTCGCAAACTGCTGGTAGTCTTTGTATGGGAACGAAGTCCCCATGTTGGGAATGACTTCACCATTCCAACGAACTTCGATAGGGGCGAATAGCGGGCTGAATTCCAAAGAAGGCACCGACGAATAATCGTACAAGGAGTCGGTGGTTTCCGTCTTGCCAGAAGAAGGGTCTTGGTATTCTGTTGGAAAAGTGATGGTAATGCTTGTGCCATGCCCTTCAGGAAACAACTTTAGGTCTTGGTCAGTGGGCCTACGCACTTCAATGTCGGGCGCAAAACGCGGGTCGTCGGCAGCCTTCATCAGTTGCTCGCCGGTCGTCTGCATTTCTGAAACTTCACCATCTTTCATGGTGACTACATGGATATTCTTATTGGAATACAGGAACAGAAGTTTAGCAATACCAAAACCGCCCGAGGCGTTCGGATCGTCGCTCTTGCCTGTGCCTGCCACTTCAAGGAACTTGCCGCCCAACATTTCCGGCGCCATACCCACGCCGTTATCGGTAACCGTAAAGGTGCGGAAATCCCCTAGAGGCCGATTGAAACTTATGCGCCCATTCTGAAGTTGGCCGTTCGCAATCGCCGTCTTGATAGCATCGTAAGAGTTCTGAAGAATTTCCTTGACAGAAACCTTACCAATATCCTTTACATTGCCGTAAAGCTGAGCGCCAAAGATTTTAGCAGTACGCTGGAAGTTGGTCTTTGGCTGCCCCTTGACAGTACGGGTGCGCTCCATTTCCGGCGCCAAACTTTCCGTCTGCGCTTCAGTGTCTTGGTCATTCTTGATAACCGAATCGCTTGCCGGGGTTGCTTTGCGAAAAGCCTTGAGCGCCTGGATGTAACTCTTATAGGGCTTGGTTTCGCCGGGCACGCCTTCGATGACGTATTCATTGCCGCGCTTAATCAGGCGCCGATTACGGGCTTGACCCTCCGGCCCAACATAGCCGGTCTGGATCATAACTTGATCGGTTTGCCCTGCAGCCGGTGCCGGTGCTGCTGCTGCTGCGGTAGGCTCGGCAGGCGGGGCCGGAGTTGGCTGCGGCTGAGGCTGTGGCTGGATCATTACCGCAGGCGGCGCAACCGGAGTAGGCGCGGCAGCCATTGGCGATGCGCCCGGAACAGACGCAGGAGCGGGAGTAATGGGAGCGGCACCTGGAGCAACAGGCTGCTGAGGCTTCGCTGGATAAAAACGCGCAAGCTGATTGGTGCTTCGTATAACACCAGTTTGTTGGCCCAGCTTCATAAGACGCGCAGCATCCGGCTGTTCCAGAATAAGGCCCCTGTCTCGGAACAATTTTTGAAGCGTCCGATAAGAAACGCCAGGTTTATCTAGGCCGGAAGTCAGGTCCGTAAGATAGCTGCGGGCATAGTCGGCATCCGCATTAATGCGGTTCAGTAGTTCAGTAGGATCGGAGTTAGCAAAGGTCTGTGCCGTTGCAGCCCGGGCAGCCGTGTTGACAAGAGTAGTAGCGGGGTCTTGGCGCGAAGGGTCTTGTTGGATATCGGGCGGACGGTCAACTACCGTGGTATCGGCGCCGCTGACATTGCGATTAAACGCAGCCTCACGGTACTTGTCAGCGTCATAAAGACCCAAAGTAAAGTTAGTTGTAGCCTTGCCCGTCATGGGATCACGCACAGTTTGCTGGCGCAGATACCCTTCGTCGGCCAAACCCTTCAATGCTTTTTGGACGCGGCCTACTTCTTCTGGCGTAGGGTCAACAACACCAGCTTCCCGCAGCGCCAGATTGGTTACGTCGCGCGCCGTAAACCCGTCCGTAAAGCTGATATCACCTTGCTGATTGGCTTCGTACAGGTTAGGAAGCAGGGTGCCTGCCTGGGCGGCGCGATCAGTACGACCCTCAATTTCACGGACGCCTAGCGAATTGATGTACCGGTCGATTTCGCTAAGACGAAGAACTTCGGTAGTCTGCTTCCACAATTCTTGCTGAACATAATTTGCATGATCAACAAGCTGTTCGTCGGTCAGCGGAACACGAGGACGCGCAGCAGGTTCCGCTGCAATGTAGGCTGCCGCTTCTTCGGGAGTTTGAAAGGGAGTCGGTTCTGGCGGCAGCACGGGTTCAGGGGCAGGAGCTTCTTCGCCAGCAGCTTCTGAAGAGGGAGGGGCTTCGCTGCCAGGAGCGGCGGGCGCGCCAGCACGACCTGTTACGCGATTAACAGCGCCGAAACCAGTGCCGCCCATACCACCAATAAGAGCTTCTTCGCCGATCTGGGACAGGCGTTCGCTGAGATTGGGGTCGCCGGTTGCAACACCACGTACGGTCTGGCGGGCCGTTTCACCAAGACCTTCGCTAACCGCACCCGTGGCAGTCAGGGCGCGAACGCCGCCGGGAGAACCGCCGACCACGCGGGTCATAATGCGCGACACAAGATCGGGGTCGCCCATGCGACCAAGCTGACGAGCAAGGAACGATTCAATATACTTGTTTTCGAATCGACCAATCAGCAAACCCAGCGGCACAGCAATCCGGCCTGCCGTGGACTGGTCAATGCCTTCGTCAACAAGGCCCTTATAAAGTTCACCAACACCGCCAACAGAGTTTAGGCCCAGCACGCCAAGCCTAGCACCAGTCGCAGCGCCGGCAGCAGTACCACCTGGGCCACCAAGCGAACCTACCGCTGCACCAGCACCAGCACCTAAGGCAGCACCACCAAGCACGGTGCCGATAGAACCGGCCGCAGTACCCGCGTAGGCGCGTAGAGCTTCTAGGCCCCGCCTAGAAATCAAATCGGACAGTTCAGGATTACGGGTTAGAGGATCGTCGTCCGTGCCTTCGACAACATCAGCTACCCGAGAAAGCGGGCCGCGCAAACTTTCGGCGCCTACCGCAGCAGCGGCCGCTTCTAAGCCGCGCGGAACAGATGCGCCAGTCGCGCGAGCAGATTGAATAGCAGATTCAGTAGCGCCTGCGATTGGCCGACGATTTTTGTTCCAATCAGCAAAAGCTTCAGGGCTACGCTGTTCAAACATAGAAATAGCATAGCGGTAGGCATCATTATTTGACGTATCATCCGGGCCTTCAAACTGGTAAATTTCTCCAGTCGGCATAGGCACCCGAAAAGTTTTTGCCATAATTAACGCGCTCCGCCCAACGCAGGCAATTCTACTACAGGATTAGAAGAATTTCCACTGCCTGCGGGGGAAGCAGGAGTTGCTGGCGCGGGAGAACCCGGACGCATGCCGCGCGGTGGTTCGGGATGCCTTCTATCATAACTTTCCATTGCTGCGGCCATAGCCTGGGGCGTGGCCGCAAGTCCGAGGCTCGTCTGTACTGACCGCTCATATGCGGCACGATTAGTTTGCCAAAGCTGATGTTCACGCTCTTGCGCGCTTATAACCGGTTGGTCAGCACGGGCAACGCGCCAGCCTTCGGGCAACTGTTCGCCGCGATTTGTATAGTGAAGACGCTGTTCGCCAGTCTCTGGGTTATAGATCGTCATAGGCGTGCCATAACGCTGCTGTCCGGCGGTGGCGGCGGAAGCCAAGTGGTGGCGGGCAGCAGCTTCAGATTCGCGGGCACGAGCCAACTGATAAATGGCTTGCGGGTTTTGGGGATTCTGTTCCCACTGGAGCTTAGCTTGTTCGGTGCGGATTTGCGCTTCGCGGTAGCGGGCAGTAGCCTCGTTCTCCAGCACCTTGTTCATGTCCTGAAGTTGCTGGCGCTGCTGAGCCTGCTGGGCTTCAAGCGCACCCGACATTGCTTGACCGGCAGCCACTCCTGCATAAGGCGACTGAGAAGCCGCCAGGCGGGCGCCAAAATCCATCAGCATTTGGCTGGCTTGCTGCCGGGGGCTGGGCCGCTCGGCATAGGCTTCGTTCAGGCGGGAGCGCAGCGTCGCCAGCAAATCAGACGGGCTGCTATCTTGCACCGTATTGGCAGCGCCCGGCGTAATAACAGGGGGAGTTTGACTATCGGACATTTTAATATCCTATTAGCTATAAAGAGGCCCGCTTGCTGAACTAGCAATACCTGCCGAAGAATTAAAATCTGCTGCTGATGGGGCGGTAGCAGCGCCGCCACTGGAATCGCCGCCCCAGCCGGAGAACCAACTGCCCAGCGTTTTGGAACCAGATGGCGACATGGCAGCGCCGGCCAATGAAGCTAGGCCGCCAGTTATAGCATTTGCGCTGGAAGGCTGATAGGAAGTGGACATGGCGTTGCCCTGCATGGCGCCGAGAGCGCCCGGAGTGAGGCCGCCGCTAAGCGACTTGCGGCCTTCTTCAAGCTGCTTGGCTCGGTATTCCATGGCATTAACATATTGCTGATAGTCAAAGTCTTTCTGAGCCTGTTCGATGCTACGTTCAAGGCCGCCCACAGTGAGCAAGGGAGCAGTAGTTGCATCATACGCTGCTTTGCCGCCAGTAACAAGGTCTTTGAGACGGTTAATGTCAACATTCTCAAGACCCTGAACAGCACTAAGTGCGCCGAGAGCTTCCTTAGTTTGACCTTGCACGCCCGCACGAGCGGCAAGTTCAGCGGCCGACGTATCGAGAGCAGAACGCTGGGCGGCTTCAGCCGTAGTAAGCATGCCTTGGGCGTTCTTGTAAAGCTCGGGAATGTAAGTCTGATCTTTACGGTACTGTTCAAGGGCTGACTTGTAGGCATCAGAGTAAGCGGCACCGGAAGCGCGGCCGAATTCTTTTTCGAGGTTGCGCCCAAGTTCGGCTTGCTGCAAAGCGGTACGGGAACCGCCGAAAGCGCCGACCTTAGCCTGCTGGGAAGCGAGGCGGTTGCGTTCAAGGGCGTTGGCGCGAGCAATGTCTTCAAGCTGCGGATCAAGAACACCCCGCAGATAGGGATTCATGTAGCCAGAAATGTTGGCTTCAGGAATAGTCTTGGCGAGGCCCATCGCAGCTTCGGTGCCTTGAAGCGCAACGCCGGGCTGCAAAGAAGCCAGCGCGCCAGCAGTATCCGAATACTGAGATAGGCCGCCAAGGCGAGCAGCGGAACCGCCAGCAATGTCGGTCATGCCCGCAGCAAGTTCGCGGCCCGCCGGAGCTACGCTTCTGCCTTCAAGCGAACCAACAAGGTTGGCCCAATCGCCGTAGGCAGCGCCGCTGGTGCCAGCTACATTACGGGCAGCGGATATGCCCGCCAGTTCTTCAGCCGATAGTGGTGCAACTCGATCTCCCGTATAGTATTCATAGGGAGTTGTCATATACTCTGCGGTTTTGTTTTGAAGCAGGTCCGCAGTAGTCTTAGCTTCAGGACTAATGGTACCCTTGACAATCGTCGGGGGCGCCGCCTTCGGCTTTGGGCCGAGTAGCGCGGAACCAATAGTAGCTGCAGCCATAAGGGCTCCACCGACAGCACCCATTAGCTGGAAATCCTTTCGAGAATGTTTTTGAAGGGCAAGGCGCTGGCCTGTTCTTCGGAGCCGGTCTTAGCTTCGCGGATTTGCTTGACCAGATCGTAGAGGCGGCGGGCGCCTGCATTGCTGGAGCCATCGCCCATCATCGAAACTACGTCGGCCGGAACCACGAACTCGCCGTCCGAAAGGGCGGCTGCGCGTTGACCATCAATGGTAGTGGGAATAAGATCATCAAGACCGCCGCCCGGACCCTGAGCCAACTTGCCGCCGCCTTCGAGGGCAATGACGCCGCCCGAAGCATACTTCTGGATAGGCTGCCCGGCAGCGGGGGCGGGGGTAACAACTGGAGGCTTCACAGGATTCTGGGTGGTTTGGGGCATCTGGTTGACGCCCAGCGAATTAAGAATCTGATAGACCGACTGCTGACTGGGTGCGGCGCCAAAGGAGTATTGGGGCTGCGGACCCATGTTGGCCTGAACGCCGGGCGCAATAACAGGCTGCGACAAATCAATCGGATTGCCGAGGTTTGAAAGCGCCGGAAGTGCAGGATAGGAAGGGTAAGTGTTCTGATCCATTGCCGCCTCAATACCCCATTATAGCATAATTGAAAGGGAAATCAAAGTGAATCTCTAACGTCGGTAAAGTTACTTGGCTGTAGAGCCTGAAGTAATTTGCCAACAATATGAGTAAGCACCGTGACTGAAGGATTGTTAACGTCGAGTGTGAGAGGCGCGCTTACCGTGCCTTGCACAATGAAGATCGGGCGGTTGCGCCGACCCAAGTCAAACAGGTCGCTGGATTCAAGGACGCGCAGCAACTTGTTCCAGGCTTCGGTGGAAGATGCGTCCCAGCTAGTGGGTGCGGCCGGGAACTGACGGCTTGTAAGACGGCGGCTCATCGCTTACCGTCCGGTTCAAGCGCCATGCGGAACTCGCCCATGCGCCAGGGCTTATCAACTACGGTGCGCGATTCGAAACGGACTGCGAATTCGCGGCCACGCAACCGGGTAGAGATTTTGTTTGTAGTGCCGTTAATATTGTAAGGCCCCTTAGTTACAATGTCGGCGCCGGGATATTTGCGGGCTTGCAAGTAAACTGTCATGGCGCCAGAGTAGGGCGTGCCATCAGTCAAATCGGAAAGGTCGGGCACGAACTTATTGGAGAACATGATTTCGTCGCCGTCCTGGGTATCGAAGAAAGCGGACTCGACGAAGGCTGTCATGGGAGTGCCATCGTCGGTGTAGCCCGTCTCGTGATAGTAAAGGCCGGTACCGGCAACGCCCGTGGCAAGGGGCTGGGCGAAGGTGCTGCGGTCGCGCCAGGTGGTGCGGGCAAGCGAGCCAATAGTCCAGTGTTCTTCGCGCGTATTGTAGATAACGTAGCGGTCGTTCTCACCGTCCGGCGAACTGGTGGACGGATAAAACCAAATGATTTCGTCGAACTGTGAATTGGTACCGCAGATGATCTTGTCGGTTTGCGCGGTATTCAGATTCTGAAATACGTAGCGAAGGACGGTGCAAGGAATAGGCTGGAGGCGCCCGTCGTATTTGAAGAACTGGCCGTTGCTGGACATCCAATAGGCAATGCCCGCATATTCGACGGCGCAGTTCTGTGAGATGGCGCCGCAGTTTTCGCCGGCACGAATGAAACCAAATACGTCGCTAGAACCGATGTAGTTTTGCAGGAAGATATCAGTGTCAGTAAGCACCAGCATTTTATCTGACATCTTTATGACCGAGATAATTTGAGAGCCTCGGCTATTAAGACGAACTTCGCCAGCCGTATTGGTAACGGACGGCACCCAATCATCGTAGTCTTCCTGGCTGCACCACCTAATCAGGAGCGGATCGTATTGACCGCTAATGTCGTGGGTGCCGTACAGGATAACGTGACGGGCTTCCGAAGCTACACGAACAAGCTGGTTGATGGAAGGAGCCGCCGTCACCACGGTAAAGCGGGTGCCGATGCCTGCGGCTGCTGTCCACACGAACAGCGGGCCAAGGTTGGGCACAGCCATAACGTAAGTACCCCACAGGTCCATGGACCACTCACGCAGCATCATGGTATAGGTGCCGTCCGGCGCCGTATTCCAGCCGAAGTTGCCGCCCCAAGCACCTGTGCCCCAGCCGCCTACTGCCTGACTTGATTGTAGGCCAGCTTTGTAGTATAGTTTGATAGTACAATTGCCGCCAGTCTGCGCGCTAGTCGCAGCGGCCGTGACTCCAACGTCGATGGTAAAGCTGTTGTTATCGACGACGGTAATGGGGAACTTGGCTTCGGCCTGGGCGGAAGTGTCGATCAGAATGTTGCCGCCGATGGTCGTTTGCGCTGACGTAATGACAACGTAAGTGCCATTCGTCATGCCGTGAATGCTGACCGACACCAGAACGTTAGTAGAACCTGCCGACGTGGAGAACGGATTGCTGGCGGGTACGGCCGTGGTGATGGGCGTCACATCGTTGTATTCGGACAGGTCGCTGGAAAAAATGCCGACGTTGGTGCCGATGAGCGCGGTGTGAGTGCCGCCCAACGTGCGGACAGTTTCCAGTTCGCGGGGCGTACCCAGTAGTTCGGTGGTCTTGGCGGGCGTCGTTACGTTTTGCCAACCACCCAGCAGTTCGGGTTTGTTGAAACGAAAGCGTACTTTATCGGCGTCGGTCCACTGGCCTTCAGCAGCTTTGGGCGTTTGTTCGGTGATAACGCCTGACCGGAAGTTCAGTGTCGTCAGGCGCTGGCTTTGCATGCTATCGGACATTGTTAACTCCAGGTAATAATAACGCGGCCGACCGCGCCCGCACCGCCATTGCCAAAGCCAGCCGGGAAGGAAGTACCAGTACCGGCAGCACCAGCGGCGCCCACCACCACCGTATAGTTGTTGCCTACGGTAAGCTCGCCTGCGCTATAAGTCTTGGTAGTGTAGCCGCCACCGCCGCCACCTGCCGAGTACGCCGGTTCGCTGCCGTAGTAATCGCCGGAACCGCCACCGCCGCCACCGGGTGCCGTGCCGGAAATGCCATTGGAACCGGCAACAGGAGGTCCGCCGCCCGCACCGCCATTAGCACCAGCGCCACCGGCACCCGTGCCAGCCGGCGAGATATAGTTACTGTTAGAGCCGGCCGTGCCGGTTAGGTTGGTGGTGCCACCACTGCCGCTGCCCGCAGCGCCGCCGTAACCTCCTGATTGGCCGCCGCTGCCGCCCGTGGCCGCGACAGTGCTATTGAAGGAGGAAGTGCCGCCGGTGCCGCCATCAGTGCCGTTTAGGAAGTTACTGCCGCCGCCGCCACCCGCGCCCCAAACTTCTACAGTTAGGGTATTGAAGGCAGGCATAGTAAAGGAATAGGTGCCGGCCGTCGTATAGGATTGGGAGCCGGGAACTACGCCTGAATAGAAAAGGACGTTAATGACGCTCACGAGAGGCCGGCTCCTGCCAACACAAAAGTGTTGCTGCCGACGCATAGGACGGTGGCTACGCCGCGCAAGGCTAGTGTGCGGCTGCCCGTAGAGCTGGTGCCTGCTAGGTACATGGTAACGCCAGACCCGGAAATGGTTTGGCTGGAACCGCTATTGTTGTAGATGACGATAGCGTCGCCAGCACTGAAGGTACCGGAAGGCACCGCAACGCCGCCCGAAGAAATGGCAATATGCTTGCCCACATCCGTAGCAGCCAGGGTATAGCCGGTGGTCTGGGCGTTCTGCGGGATGATGCGGACATTGCCAATCTTGTCGGCTACTGTGCTTGGCGTGCTAACAGTGCCAGTTACTTGCAAGGTGCCGCTAACAGAAACATTATTGTTAACCGTCAAACCTTTAAGGGTTGTTTGGCCGGTACTGCGCGTAATAGCTAGGGGCGTTTCCAAATAGGAGCCAGCATCATTCCAGCTACTGATAGCAAAATCGCTACCAATGTTGCTGCTGGTTTCAGCAGTAGAATCGCCAGGCAGAATAGCCCAGCGCGCGAGGCTGCTGGTCTTGCCGACGATGGTGTTGGCTTGCCCGCTAGACGTTTTAGAAAGCGTAAGAGTGGGCGAAGCTTTATAAACAGTCAGATCGCCGTTAACATTTAATGTATCTACATTAGCAGTAGTTGAGACGGTAATACCGGCGCTGAAACCAACACCGCCGCTAAGCAGGTTGATGGAGACGGGCGAATCAGTATAAACGCCGTTAACGTAGCGGTCGATGGAGAAGGCGTTGTTAGTGTCGCCGGGAACGACACCCCAAATGGGAATGGCGGATACGAAGCCGGCAAGGGTGGCTTCGGTGCCGGTAGAAGTTTTGACGAGGCCGAGGGTAGGGGCGTTCTTGGTGATAGCCAAGTCGCCGGTCATGGTGTCGCCCGCGCGGGAAACGCGGTTGGTTTCCGAGGCGAAGTAGATGTTGGTGCCGTCCGTCACGACGTGGTTGACGGTGGTGGAAGAAAGGGTAAGGGTATTGGCACCGACCGCGCCGGTCGTCAGGTAGACGTTGTATGCGCCGGTCGTGGCAACGCGGAAATAGTAGGACTTGCCGGATTGGGGGATGACGATGGTGCGGTCGCCCGTCAGGGTGCCGGTAAGGGTGATGAAGGAGTAGCGGGCTTCGTCGGTTGCGCCAGATGCAGTGGACAGGGTGTAGGTGCCCGAGCCGCCAATGGCAACGGAAATCCAGCCGGCAATGGCTTGCGCGGCCAGGGTGAAATCGGTGTTGGCTTTGTCGCCCCAGGTGTTGGCGTTCTCGCCGGTCGCCTGGAGTTCTAGCCGCAGGAGCGGATCATAAGTCGAAGGCATTATTTACGTTCCTGTTCAAGAATCTTGGTTATCTTGTCGTCGATTCTATTTAACATGATAATGAGTTTGTTTTCAAGCTGGGCCACAATCTCGCGGGTAGCAAAGTCCTTGTTGACCTGCGCGACATGTTCGAAGTGTTCGGCCTGGAGTTTGTCAAATTTTGCCATGATTGACGCAATCTCCCGGTGCAAGTACGCCGCATAGGCGAGCGACAACGGCCACAGAAACTTAACGATTACTTCCCAAAGCGCGTCGATTGCCATTGCCTACTCCTTAACGGGCGCCACTCATGGCCGGTGTCCAGACCGTTGGGGTGGCAATAATGTAGTTACCTTCCTCGGTAAGGAGGAAGCGACCGTCCTCGGTCATCAGGTATTGGGTTAGGTCGGCTTGCTGACGACCGTCCGGTACCAGCTTAGGATTGAGGCGCGGGACAGGCGGCTTATTTTGTGGGTGCCGCTTCTTATCCCATTTGCCGTCGTAGCAGGATTCGCATGCCAACACGCCGGTTGCTTCCATGCGAAGATACTTAGAGTAGTATTTTTGGCCGCAGCGGTCACATAAGGACCATACCGGAATTGCCATGGCTTAGTACTGGGTTTGGTCCGGGCGGGCGTTAGGAATAAGTTTCATTTCGCGCCGGGGCCGGGCCGAATAGTTTTGTGGATGGGACTGCAAATCGTAATGCCCATCGTAACAGGTCTTGCAGACTACGAAGTTTGTGGTTTCCTTGCGAACGTCGCGGCGCTTGTAGTTGAAGCCGCAGCGGTCACAGACTGTCCACATATCATAGACGGACATTAGGGCTGCCCGGTCAGGGTGTTTTCGGGGGAGCCGCCCGACCTATCAACAGTGTCGGAGCGCCGGCTGCGGCGAGCCTCGTTGTTGAGGGCCATCAGTTCTTCGTCGGCAATGCCCTTCCAGATGGCGGTGGCAGCGCCGTTCTTGGTCCACATGTTGGCATACATCATGGACGCATTGAAGAAGGCGGACTCCGCATTTTCGGAGAACCAGTTGGTGGGCGCGGCCGAAGACAGGGTGGTTACGCGGGGCACGTATTCAACGAGAGCCTGCGCGTTGTAGGTGGGAGTAGGCGCCAAGTAGACTTGGGTGTTGTCCTTGGGCGCATAATATTTGGGCGTTGTGCAGGAGGTGAAGTCCGGCCAGTATGCCGTAAGGAATTCATTGTTCTGCTGTAGCAGGTTTATCCAACCTGCGCTAGTCTCGATTTGAAGGGATTTGAGGACCATCAGATCGGACGGCAGGTTCAGGGTGCGCGTGGAGGCGGACACCGAAACGGAAGTGAAGCGATTGATCTGGATGGAATCAAGGCGCCGTTGCAGGTAGGCTTGCGCTCGCTCAACGATGGTAGGAAGCGCGGCAATGAACTCGGAGGAATCTTCCTCCATGTTCGCCTGGATATCGGCGATGAGGGTGCTATAGGTGTAGCCCATTAGCGCCTCCCGATACGGATGAAGACAGGGCCACGCTCGCGGTCTTCGCGCATAGCGGCCTTGAGTTCGGCTTCATAGTTGGCTTTGATGAACTGGAGGCGCGTGTCGGGGACGCGGGCGCCGCGACGCAGGCCAATCCAGTAGGCAAGGCCATAGGTGATGGCGGGCAGGAAGCGCCGGGGAACGTCGATCTGGTCAAAAGCCCGCACAGTATCTTCGGCGACCTTGTGGATGGTGAGGACGATATCATATTCTTGGTCGGGGATCGGCCACAGATTAAGGATGCCACCTTCGCGGCGCCGGTCGAACCAGTAAGTGGTGGGGCGGCCGACCTTGGTCTTGGCGGCGATTTCAGCCCAACGCTGGAAGCCGAAGCGATCCATCAGGTTGTCGGTGTAGTTCTGGCGAGAACTGCCCGAAAGAACGTCGAGGACAGTTTCGTCGAAGGAATAAGCGCCGACCGACGAAGAAGTGGGGATGATGGTAGTTTCGATTTTGTGCAGGAGAATGTTGTTGTTTTGGATGGAAATGAGCAGATTGTTGAGGCCGCGCTTAGCTGAAATGAGTTCATCAGCCAGAAGCGGGCCGCCACCTACCATGTTCACGGCGTCCTGCAAAACATCGTCGAACGGAGGATCGTATTCTGTAATGCCACTCGTAGGCAATGCCGTATCCTCTCAAAGTGAAGGGGCCTGTTGGCCCCCTTAGACTACGCCAACAATGGTGATGATAGGACCGCCACCTGCGTAGGAAGTTCGAACGAATGGGACTTCCTTAATGGTTTCGACGATGGTCGTCGTGCAGCCGGAAGTCACTTCCGCGATGGCAATCCACGGGCCGGTGGAGGTAGGCGCACCTTCGATGAAGATGGAAGGACCAGTCGCGGCGCTTTTAACGACGAAGAAGGTACGAACGCGCACACCACCGAAACGATAGTCAACGTCGATGGGATTGCTGGTCGTGGTCGCCGACGTGCTAGTCTGGAAGTTAACTACGCGAATTACATTTGCGGACATTTGTGCGGCTTCCTTAACAGGAAGGGCAACCCGACCGAAGCCGGGCGCCCAACCTGATTACTGAATGACGACGTGAACGATCACGGAGCCGGTCGTCACCGCAGAAGTGGTGATCGACACGATAGCCTGCACCGTGGTATCCGCCGTCAGCGCAATGCTGTTGGTGGAAACCTGGGCCGCAGTACCGGCATAGTTGCGGCGACCTTCCGTATTCACGGTGGTAGCAGCGTACAGAATAGCCGGGTTGGCGGCGGTGCCGACCGTGAGGTTCACACCAGCGGTGTTGTCAAACGCCGTGGTAATGTCCAGCACGCACTCGTAGAAGGTGGAACCGGCCGGAGCCACGAACATGGGGATCGTGGTGGTGCCAGCAGCGGTGCCAGTCTTGGCCGTATTAACAACGAAGGAATAACGGGAAGGAACCCGCGAATCCTGCATGTTAATGGCATCACCCGAAATGTGTTCGTGGCGGCCAATGTTGACGGGAAAGCTAAAAGTAGTCATTCTGATTCTCCTTCAAAGGAACGGGGAAGGGGGCCGAAGCCCCCCTCGCCTATTAGGTGGAACCAGAAGAACCGTACCACTGACGCCAATCGGCCCAGCCGAAGCTGTAACGTTCGCGCGCCTTGTAGCGCATGTTGCCCGTCAGGAAGTCAACGTCGTCCTTAGTGGCAAGCGGCGCACGCACAAACATCTTCGTGCCATTCGGAACGTCCGTGCGGATGAACCAGGCATTGGTGTCGGTGAAGCGGTGGTTGACCGTGTAGCCCTTGGAGAACAGGCCCATGTCCTTCATCGCGTTGATATCGTTATCCGCAGTACCGACACGCAGGTCGCTAAAGAGGATACGCTGGGCGACGAACTGAAGCTGCGGCGGAATATGCAGCGACTGAGCCTGGGCACCGATCAGGATACCACGGTCGTCCTTGGTCAGGCTGATGTTGATCAGCGCATTCTCAAGGGCAGTTTCGGACAAGTCGGCCGAAACCTTATTCGACTGGTTACCGGCGGCCAGGGTGGAGTGCGAGGCCGAGAACAGCGGCTGGCCGTCACCGCCCGCATACAGGGCGCTGGTGGAGAAGCCGTTGTTAAAGACGTTCGCAGCCTTGACCTGCTTGGCGTTAGCCATCGCGCGGCCCATAGCATTCGCCTTCAGCTTACCGGTCGTGCCATAGAGGTTGTCCTCGATAGCTTCTTCGGTAATGGCGAAGGCCATCGCCACGGTCTCGTGGGTCCAGCGGCTGGTCCACGCTTCAGTGGCGGTGTCGAAGAACACCTGATCGCCTTCAGTCTTGACCGGCGCGGTGCCGAAGCCCGTCATCAGGACTTCTTCTTCGAAGGAACGCTCGGACTTTTCAATGTCGAAAAGCGGCGTATGCTCGTTGTCAATCTGCTTATACGCGGTGCCGAAGATAGCATTCAGCCCCGGGATAAGCTGCTTGGCAAATTGAGCGCGAGTTAGAATAGCAGCCATATTATATTACCCCTATTAAGCCGCAGAGACTTGATCGAGGATCGGGCCGTTCAGCTTGACAACCACGATGGGGTACGGATCGCCCCACGCATTGTCAACGATACGGGCAATACCGATCAGCTTCAGCGCGGTGCCGACAGCGGACGTGCGGCTGGACGCCTTCAGCGCGTAGCGGGAAACGCCGTACACCGAATCAACGTCGCCGCTGGCAGCGGTCACGTCGAAGTTCAGACCCAGGTCGCCCGCCGTAACGGAAGCGTCAGCCTGGATAATGAACTCGGCATGCGGGTTGTCCACCACATAGGCCGTCGGACGGTTGTCGCCGTCGTAGTAGCCAGCGGAGCTAGTATCAGCCGGGATGTAGTTCTGCAGAACCGGGCGCTTCGTGGTCGGGTCGATCCACGCAAAGCCGGCAGCAACACCCAGCAGCGGGCCGCCGCCCGTACCAGCAGAAACGATAACACCGCCGCTCAGCTTGACGGGGCTGCCCTTACCAAGATCGGGGCAGTTAGCGCCATTCGGCAGCGGGTAGGCGCGGACTTCGTTGCCATGCGTGCCAAGGGCAGCCACGGCGCGGAGTCCAAACGGGGCAAAAGACTGTGCCACCATATCCTCCTAATGTTGTTTATCCAAATGAGGGTCGGCGCCCTCGGGAATACCGTTTGGTACTTTCGTTAGCGAGTTTGACCACCCCGCCTCGGCCATCTTCGTAGCTGATCGTCTTAAGGTCGAATGCCTGTTCAGCGTGGTTGGCCCGATCTTCGGACCACTTCTGAATGGCTTCCGCACGCTTTCGCGGCAGCTTCGCAAGCACAAGGTCACCGTTGATGGCGGTACCGGCCAACGAGGAAATCTTCGAGTCCAGGCCGGGGAAAACGTAGCCAGGAGGAACTTCCTCCAACGGCACGAATGCCCACCCCTCCCTCATGCGCGCCGAGATGCTATTATAGTCATCTGAACTGCCTACCCGAAAACGAATCCAGCGGTAAACGTACTGGTCCTCGTCCGGCATAGGCGGAATTTCAAGCGCGTTAGGCGGATTATACTCTTCTTCTAGAGAATTTTCAAGTGCTTCATCTTGTGCATTCTTGTTAAATTCAAGAAACTGTTTACGTGCCATTAGAAAATCTCCGTATATTGATTGGCAGTATTAGCAGCTCGTTCGCGCTTGGCCTTCTCGCGCGCGTAGTCGGTGATGCTAATGCCCAGATGGTTTGCCATTTCTCGGTCGGCCTGCGTAATAGTGACGCGTACCTTACCATTCGAACCCGGAACGACACCGGCCCGATTTTGGACAGTCGGGGCCGCAGCCTTGCGGGCCGGGGCAGGAGCCTCACCAAACTTGTGTGGCATTTCCCGGCGAATCCGCTTATCGAGTTCGTCGAAGTAGTCGGGTTCAGTCGGATTGAAACCTTCCTGCACCATCTGCTGATCGACAGCGCGGGCAGCCGCCGTCATAACGGGGTCGGTGTTGAACCAGGACTTGTTGCGTTCCAGCCATTCAAGGGCGAATGGATTGGGCCGGTTAGTAGGCTGCGTCTGCTGGGTCTGCTGCGGGGCTTCCTGTCCAGCCGGCGCCGCAGCCTTGGTAGGGATCGAACGCCTATCCCGTTCAGCCTGCTTCTTTTCGGCAGCCAGTTCAGCCATGCGCTGCTGAACTTCGAAAATCTTTTCGCGGTTGCCTTCGTCGAAAGCCGTATCGAATTCACGACGCAACGATTGCATGTCAGCGTCAATGGACTTGATATACATATCCATGCCGATAGAGGCGCCTTCTGTGGCGTCCCTCTCGAACTTGGATGCGCGTTCCTCAGCCGACCGCAGGCGGTCCTGCATTTCTGCAAGCTGCCTGGCATAGTTGTCGCGCTGCGTCTTAAGGCGCTGGGAGCGCGACAGCTTCTTCTTAGAATCGCCTTGACTGTCGCTATCGGCCGCGCTATCTTCATCAGCGTCGTCATCGTCCTCGGCCACAGCGGCCTTGGTCTTGGCGACAGGAGCGGGAGCTTCTTCCTCGGCGACTTCTACTTCTGGATTCTCTTCGACGATCTCGATGTCGGAAGGAATTTCAGCGGAACCAAGATTGTCGAGGTCGATCTCTTGATATTGTGAATCAGACATTTATCATTCCTTGAAATTGCTATCGAGGTATTCTGGCTTTTCAACAACCAGTTCGATAGCGGAAGCTTTGACCAGAAGGATTTTGACGCCCTTCCACCAGAGCTTCTGACCGGCAAACTTGGAGTAGACGATGTAATCGCCAGGCTTGACCCACGGGCCATTCCGGTAGATTTCTTCGTCCTTGAAGGCTAGTTCGCCGAGAGCGAGAACGCGACCCACCGTATTCAGGTGTTCGCGGTCTTCGCGGAAAGTGTCGGGGAGCAGGATACCGCCAGAACTCTTGCGCCGGATAGGAACTGGGCGAACAAGAATCCCCACGCCGGGAATCCTGGGCAGCGGAGACGGGTCGGCAACTTCATCGCCGGTCATCCACTGGTCGTTTGGAATAGCACCGTCAGCCGGGCTGCGAGTTGTAAGCATTAGTTCCTTTCCTCTGAAGGCTTTTGTTCAACAAGTTCCTTGAGCAGCGAGCCTGCCATCTCAAGGCCACGAATGACCCCGCATGCCCTCGTGTATTCATCGAAGGTGCGCGCGGAGCCTCGGGCGAGAGCATCACGCTCCCGCTCGATACGCTTCTGAATTTCAGCTAGGTATTCAGATAGTAGTGTCATTCAGGATAATTAGAGACTCGTTCCTGTAGTTTCTTCTGCTGAGTCTGAGCCATCTTAGCTGAATTGTCAAGCAATTTCCCAGCACTCTCAAGCTGTAGCTTGCGCTTCTTATCTTCAGCATCAAGCAACATGCCAGTTTCCTTCAGGTCCAGTTCCCGCGTCTTAAGCGCCAGCTTGGCAGCTTCACGGGTATCCTGAGACTGAATACGGGCGGCAGCCAGTTGCAGTTCCTGCTTATTGATTTCAAGCATTTGCTGCTCCACGTCCGGCTTGCCCTGGCCCTGCGCGCCTTCAGCGGACTGCGCCACCAGTTGCTGGGCGATGGCGGCCTGGATGTTCTCGTCCTGGGCTGGCATGCCAGACTGCTGAGCGGCCTGCATGATCTGCGCCACGAACATCAGGGTCTTATGCTCCGCGATATTAGCAGCAAGCAGTTGCTTGCCGACTGCTACGGTCGGATCATTAGTGCCCTGCATCTGCGGCGTTTGCAGGAAGGCCGTCTTAACCATGATATGGGCCTGATGGTTCTGACCTAATACAGCCTTAATAGGCTTACCCTGCATAACGGTCTGGATTTCGGTCAGGGGGTCCGCCGAAATAGCCTTGGCTTCCGGGTTAGCCAGCAGCTTGTCGTAGCTGTCGGTGCCCATAGCGGAGTAGAAGCGCCGCAAAGCCTCGGTCATATCGTGGAGTTGCGGGAAGCGGGCAGCCATTTCCAGTTCGATCTGGGCGCGGGCAACTCGCTGGCTTTCGGTCTGAGCGTTTGGATCGGAAGCCGGAATGATATCCACGATGGTAGGATTGAAGTCGTCGCGCCTAACATATTCGTTAGCTTCGCCGACCACGTAGTTGATTACTTCGGGCAGGTTCTCGTAGTTGAGGTCGCCCATCAACCGGAAGAACTCGTGCTGGCTTTGGTGTAGGCGCTTGTGGATGGACGAATAGAACCGCTGGCCCGCTTCCATCATAGCCAGGGTGGTAGCGGCCGGACCATAGTTGGTGCCGTTCTGCACAATCTCATCGGCCGCATCAGCAAACTTCTGGCCGGAGCCGACCATGAACTTAAGAAGTTCAAAGAGGGTGGCTGAGGGCTGGCTGGTTGGCAGGGGGAGGAAGGCTTTCTGGAGTTCTTCGGGCGACAGGTTCACGTCACGGAATTCACCGAAACCAAGTGGTGAATTGCTGTTGGAGAACTTGGCGTCCTGAGACTTGAAGCCCGCCTGCCAGTTGGCGTACTGACCAGCATCGACCAGCGAGCGGAGGGCCGCCGTGGAAGCTGCCGTCAGGTCGCCGATCAGGTGGACGTAGCCCAGCGAATAGAAGCC